TCATCTATTAAAGATAACCCCGCAAAATCAAACTGTAGTTGCGTGTATTTCGTACGTCTCATTACTTTTTGGTTTGTGGATGGTTATGACTGGTAGTCTGTCTGCTTGGTGGTTGTTGGCTACGTTTATTGTTTATATGGCTATGCAGCTATCGGTAACAGTTGGATGTCATCGTCTATTTACTCATCGTACTTTTGAGTGTCACAAAGCATGGCACTGGATATTTTCTGTATGCGCAACACTTTCGTGCCAAGCAAGCGCAGTGTCATGGGTCCATGTTCACTACATCCATCACAAATATTCAGATACGGATCAAGACCCACATATAACCCATTGGTCGTTTTTGTTTTTTAAAAGGTATATAGGGTTGTCATGCAATTACTCAAAAGTTGTGGTGAATCTTGCAAAAGATCCGGTACATAAATTTCTTCATGAATACGCAATGCTTTTTATTTTAAGCGTTGCTTGTGTGTTGGCTTTAATCAATCCGTTGCTATTGCTGTTTGGTTTGATTGCGCCTATGGGCTATTATTTTATAACGTGTGGGCTGCATCAAATATTTAGCCATAGAAGTAAAGAGCCAAGAAATTTACCGTGGATGGAGTTGGCATTTCCTATGGGTGAGTGGGTGCATGCAGATCACCATGTAGACTCAAGCCGTTGGGATTTTGGTACGTATGACATTGGCTCATACTTGATTCGATGGATTAAAAAGTGAGGTGGACCCGCTAACTCTACTTGCTGCTGCCAATGCTGCTGTCGCTGCGGTAAAGAAAGGCTGTCAACTTTACAAGGACATCAAGGGCGCGGCGGGCGAAGTCAAGGGTGTGCTGGATGACTTGAAGTCGCAGTTTGGGAAGATACAAAATCCCACAAATGCTCAGAAAATTCAGTACAACGAAGAAGTAGTGCGGGTTCAGGAGATAGCCAAGGCCGACCCGAACAATGTATTTCTTCAAATTGGCAACGATCTGGGCGCTCTGATGGATGCGTATGACGAGATAGGTCAAATGTTCTTAGCGCAGGAGGCACAGGCGGCAAAGGTCTACACAGGCAAGGATTCAGTAGGTAAGCGGGCGTTAACCCGTGTCATTATCCGCTCAAGATTAGACGCTATGTTTACCGAACTGCGAGAGATAATGGTCTACAAAGCGCCGCCTGAGTTGGGTGATTTGTGGGGCAAATACGAGAAAATGTGGAAGCAGATAGTTATTGAGCAAGATGAAGCGCATAAGCGTGAGACGGCAAAGATACAGATAGAAGCTACAAGACAACGTAGGCGAGTAAAGAAAAGGAAGGAAGACGCAGTATGGGTTGGAGCAATCCTTTTCGTCGTAGCATGGTACGTCGCAGTGTTAGTTCTGATCCGGACGAGTCACACGTACCGTGGGAACTTCTCATCGCCGTGGTGGTCTTGTGTTTTGTGCTAATCATTGCACTTCCTGTGATGGGCATTATGTATGTGGATATGAACAATGTTATGTACAAAGCTGCGGAAGAAACGCGCAAGATGAAGGAACTACGCTTAAAAGTTTTACGTGAACTAAAAGGGGAAGAATAATGCTAGGACTAGACGCGCTGCTGGGTATCGGCGGCAAACTGATCGACAAACTGATTCCTGACCCAGAGCAGAAGGCCAAGGCGCAGCTGGAACTCGCCAAGATGGCGCAGGATGGTGAACTTACCAAAATGGCAAATGAGACCGACTTGTACAAGTCTGAGCAGAACAACCTGACCCAGCGCCAGCAAGCCGACATGGCAAGCGATAGCTGGCTGTCAAAGAACATTAGACCCTTAACCCTCGTTTACATTTTGATAGCGTATATGGCGTTAGCCCTTCTTGACGCTTCTGCTTTGGATATTGCGGACTCGTTCGTAGAGTTGCTTGGTCAGTGGGGCATGCTCGTGATGTCGTTCTACTTTGGCGGCAGAACGCTTGAGAAAATTATTGATATGCGGACGAAGAAATGAAAGAGAATTTTGACGATGCCTTAAAGGCCATCTTGAAACACGAAGGCGGTTTTGTAAACCATCCCAAAGACCCCGGCGGCATGACAAACCTTGGCGTGACCAAGAAAGTTTGGGAAGAGTGGGTAGGTCATCCTGTTGACGAAAAGGCAATGCGCGCTCTAACACCCGAGGTGGTGGGCTCAATGTACAAGAAGAAATATTGGGATGCCGTGAAGGCTGATGAGATGCCTGATGGTCTGGACTATTTGATGTTTGACTTTGCCGTCAACGCTGGTCCGGGTCGTGCAATCAAAACCATGCAGAAAACTATTGGGACTACCCCAGATGGTGCTATCGGTCCTAAGACCATGCAGTCATTAAAAGATGCCAATCAAAGCGAATTAGTGGCAAAATTCAGTGCAGAAAAGGAAGCGTTTTACCGCAGTCTGCCTACGTTTGCGACATTCGGTAAAGGGTGGTTGCGTCGGGTGGCGGAAGCCAAGACCCATGCTGAGACCATGCTGGCCTAATAAGGAAAAGCCATGCCGTTGCAGAAACTACAGTTCCGCCCCGGTGTAAACCGTGAAGGCACCGCGCTATCTAATGAGGGTGGTTGGTTCGACTGTGACAAAGTTCGTTTCCGTTCGGGCTATCCTGAAAAGATAGGCGGTTGGGCGGTGATTTCGTACAACACGTTTCTTGGTGTTTGCCGCTCTTTATGGAATTGGGTAACACTTAAAGGCTTTAGCCTTCTCGGCGTTGGCACGAACTTAAAGTTTTATATTGAAAACGGCGGCGCGTATTACGATATTACGCCAATCCGTGAGATCAACGGTAACACAGGCTCTGCTGGGCCCCCAGTGGTTAACGCTTCTACCATCACCCTTACTGCCAGTGGTACGGTGTTAACGGTTTCAGATAGCGCCGCAGAAAGTTTGCAGGTGGGTGATTTTGTTACCATAGCAGGCGCTGGAACAATTGGCGGCGTTAATGTTAACGGCGAGTATCAGATTGCAACAGTAATAAGCAGCATTTCGTACACAGTTACTTTAGCCACAAGTGCATCTGGTAGTAACGCCGCTGCTGGTATTACGTTAACTTATCAGATAAATACAGGCTTTGCTGTAACTACCGTTGGTACAGGTTGGGGTACTGGACCTTGGTCGCCTTATTTAACTGCTACTTTAACAAACCCGTTTGCTACAACAAATGGCTCATCTACTATTACTGTGACGCAGGCAACACATGGTTTAACCACAGGTCAGTATGTTTATTTCTCGTCAATCAGCGATACAAGCGTTGGTGGCATCTCTAATACCGTGCTGCAAAAAGCGTTTGAGGTAACCGTTCTTAGCTCAAGCACGTACACAATATCTGCCGTTATTGGCGCAGCACCGGGCCCGATTATTACCTACACTGCCACAGCTACAAGCGCATCAGAAGGCGGCACTGTTTCTGTGTACTACCCAAGCACAACGATTACTGCAAGTTCAACCCGCGGCTGGGGCACAGGCTTTACTACTGGGTTTGGTTTGCAGCTACGGTTATGGAGTCAGGCTAACTTTGGTGAAACCTTGCTCTTCTCTCCACGCGGCAGTGCTTTTTATGAATGGTCTCCCGGCTCTGCGGCGACCCCTGCATTTACTACTCGCGGCGTGGTAGTTTCTGGCACTGATGTACCGTCTAAAATTAATCAGATCATGGTGTCTGATATATCGCGTATTGTCATTTGTTTTGGGTGTAATGATTACGGCGCATACGATACAACGGCTCAAGACCCATTACTTATACGCTGGTCAGTACAGGAAGATTACACGGACTGGACACCTGCAATTACCAACCAAGCGGGCAGCACTCGGCTATCTCACGGCTCCGAAATTATTGGTGCTATGCAAACTCGACAAGAAATTCTGGTCTGGACTGACGCGGCTATTTACTCCATGCAGTATCTTGGCCCACCGCTGGTGTATGGCTTTACTTTACTTGCGGATAACATCTCTATTACATCTCCTAATGCTATGGCAACTGCTGCGGGGGTGGTGTATTGGATGGGTGTAGACAAATTCTATATTTACTCAGGCCGTGTTGAGACGCTGCCATGCTCAGTGCGTACGTACGTTTTTGGTGATATTAATCGAGGTCAGTTTGACCAGTGTTTTGCTGGCACGAACGAAGGCTATTCAGAAATCTGGTGGTTCTATTGTTCCGCAAACAGCGATGTAGTTGATCGTTACGTTATCTTTAATTATCTGGATCGCGTCTGGTACTACGGTACGTTAAATCGTACGGCTTGGCTGGACTCCCCATTACGGGACTTCCCGCAAGCGGCTAACGGGGTACAAGTTTCTACCTTGTCGGCAAGTATTAATGCTACAGCTACATCAATACCACTTACAAATTCTTCTAGTTATCCGAATTCAGGCACGGTGCTTATTGACTCTGAGCAAATAACTTACACCTCAAACAACGGGGTCACGTTATTTGGTTGTGTTCGGGGAGTAAATAGTACGGTAGCCGTTTCACATTCATCAGGAGTTACTGTTTCTATGATTGGGCAAAACCTTATTTTGCTGCACGAAACAGCAGTTGATGATGGTGCAACCAACCCGCCAAGCGCAATCAGTGCTTACATTCAGTCTTCAGACTTTGATATTGAGGACGGACACAACTACGGATTTGTGTGGCGGATCATCCCTGACATTACGTTTGACGGCTCAAACACAGGGGGAGAAACCTCAGATAATCCTTACGTGCAGTTTACTGTGCGACCTAAACAAAACCCCGGCTCTGGCTATGGCACAGCTTTGTCGCCCACAGTAACTTCAGCGCAAGGCTACGCTGGCACGACTACTTACAACGTGCAGCAGTTTACAGAGATTATTTACAGCCGGGTACGTGGTCGCCAGATGGCATTCAAGGTGGAGTCAAACAATCTTGGCACCCAGTGGCAGTTGGGTGTGCCTCGTATCGATGTGCGTCCTGACGGTAGAAATTAATGGCTGGCAAAGAACGATTAGACACCACCAAAGCGCCAGCGTTACCCCTAGCGCCGGTTCAGTACGAACGTGCGTACTCTGATATAACAAATAACATCTTACGGCAGTACTTCAACACAATAGATAACCTCTCGCAGCAGTTACTTAGTCAAAGTGGTACACGGTTTCTTAGTGCTCCTTATGGTGCATTCCAAGACAACACCACACAGACCTTAGCGGCAAATGTACCTACAAAGATGTTGTTTAGTGTAGTGGACTATGCTAACGATGTATCTGTTGTAAGTAGTTCGCGGATAACGGTTACCTACTCAGGTATTTATAACTTGCAGTGGTCGGGTCAATTTCAAAACGCAGACAACGCCATTCACGATATTTCGGTGTGGTTACGTAAAAACGGCGCTGGGCCGGGGTCTGACATTTCAGGTTCTCGCGGGGTTATTTCGGTACCCGCTAGAAAAAGCGCGGGTGCTGGGGACGAAGGCAAGATTATTTCGGGCTGGAACTACTTTGTAGAACTGCAAGCGGGCGAGTTTGTGGAAATTTGGTGGGACACGGACAATGCACTGGTGACATTACAGGCATACGCCGCAGATTCGGCTGTGTTCACTGGCTCAATATCGGGCACAACCATGACGGTCAGTGCAGTAACCTCGGGTACCATTAAACGTTATTCGAGCGTAATCGGTACAGGTGTAACCGTACCTACCTTTATTACTGCCTTGGGCACGGGTACCGGCGGGGTCGGAACGTATATTGTGGACACATCGCAGACAGTAACTAGTACCACTATGACAAGCACTTTCTACCCCAGCACAGCCTCGTCCGTAGTAACAATGACCTTTGTATCGGCGATATAAAATGTTAAACTTTGACAAATTTTTTAGGATGAGGTAGCGATGAGCCTCCATACATTAGCCAACCATTTGCAGAGCGCAGGCAGAGGCGAGGACAA